TAGCTGTTGATGCTGACGCTATCCACATAGTGTACTTGGCTAAAGATAACGCCGGTAACCAGTTCAAACCCCGTGACCATATCCAAGCGGGGGAAACTGTTGAGTGGATGTTGGGTCTGGACGATCCGGTTCCTGGTGATGGTCGTACGGTTCGGGAAGTTTCGCAGCTTGAAGCTGAGAGAATAAATGCGATCGCTAAAGAGATTAAGAGCGACGTGTTACCTGCTCGGTTTATTCCTGGGTGGGGACATGTTGAGACGTTGCCACAACCTGGAGGTACGGAGGGTTCGTGGCGGTGTCGTTACTGTGATTACTGGGGTTTGTGCGACACTATGCCTGCCCAAGCGTTGAGTTTGGATGATGTTCTTATTCCGTTGAAGAACGGTCAATGGATTAACCGTGAACAATTCGAGGATTGATTATGTCAAGTGCCGTTAGGAAAGTGTCAACAACTATCAGTTTAAATGATTATAAAAGGCTGGAAAAATATTCGCAGGAGTTGAATCTTTATAAACACAATATGTGTAGCCATGCTATTCATCATTATTTGAATGACATTGAAGATTTATTTAATACTTTGGATGAGGAAAAGCAGGAGGAGGAAGAATGAAAGGACGTAAAGCACAAGTATTGAAAGCTTTGCAGAACGCTAACGGTCAATGGGTGGGAGGTCCTGCGTTATGTAACCAGGCTGTTGGTGGTAGCGAAGGGCTGCGTAGGTTGCGTGAGTTACGTGAGCTGGGCTATGTGATACATAAAAAGAAGTTACCTAAACAAAATTATTATTCGTACAAATTAGAAAGGGAAATAGATGTCTGAGCAATTAACTAAGTTAGCTAAACCATTCCACCCACGATACGTTGACAAAAAAGGCAAGTTTGATTACGTCTCCCACTCGGAAGTATCACAAAACCTTTTAGGCATCGTAGGTCCACACAATATAGAAGTAAAACACATCATCTATGTGGACGGTAAAGTCGATGGAGTAATCGTAGCTCTAACCTGCACCATTGATGGCCGTGAAGTGACCGTAGAAGAAGCGGGAGGTATCGGTACACGATCAATGTCTGATAGCGGAGAGCTTCTCAAAGAAGGTATCAGCGACGCACTCAAGCGTTGCGCTATGAGGTTAGGTTTGGGTCTGCATCTCTGGGCGCAAGATAACTACTACCTGTATGACGCACTATTAAAGAAAGAAGAAAGCAATGGCTAACGGAAATACTGTAACACTCACTGGGAATCTTACAAGAGACCCCGAACTACGGTTCACAAGTAGCGGTAAAGCTATCTGCGATTTCAGTATCGCATGGAACCAGATGAAAAAGGACGGTGAGAAACAAGCACATTACATTGACTGCTCAGCCTGGGAAACGTTAGGTGAGAACATTGCGGAGTCCTGCGCTAAAGGCAAAAGGATTACCGTAACGGGACGCCTAGATTTCTCTCAATGGGAAACTAAAGAAGGGCAGAAAAGATCGAAGTTAGCGGTAGTAGCTGACGACGTGTCACTGTCAATGCGTTTCGAGGGAGCTTCAGTACCTGACGGTATTGCTTCTACACCGAAAGACACAGCAGCAGTTAAGACTGTTCAGGCTGCGTTCGCTACAGATGAGGAGCCTTTCTAATGTACATAGACACTAACAATAAACGATCAGTTGCTATAAACGTCCGGTTGTATCAGCATGAGATGGAGTACATTAAGGCGGCTGCTGTGATGAACAACAAAAGCCAATCCGATATTATCCGTGACGCACTCAAGCTCTACAGAGAGGCGTACGTGTAGTATGGAGTCTGTGAACAATTCACATGGCTACGAGCAAATTGCTTTGGAAGTCCCGTACGATACAGATTTCGTAGCGGTGGCTATCCCAAGCGACCTGCTTTTAGAGCTAGATGTTTACGGGGATAGTATGCGTAAGCATCCAGGGTGTCCCCCTGAAGTCGCTGCGCTACCAATGTGGGCTTTCCGAAGTAACATTATCCAGGCGGCGATACGTGAACTGCTGTTTGAAATGGACGATGAAGAAACCACTGTGACTTTTAGGTTTGATTGGTGGAAAGACCAGGAAGAAGAGTAAGATGGTAAATCGTGCCAAGCAGAAGGGCACCGCCTTCGAGACAGCCGTTGTCAGATACCTATCCGCCGAAACAGGCGCATGGGTAGAACGAAGAGCACTGGCCGGTGCTGAAGACAAGGGAGATCTGATCGGGGACGGGTGCCTTTCTGAGTGGTGCTTAGAACTCAAAGACCATAAGCAAATTAACTTGGCTGGTTTCGTGGATGAAGCTGAAGCTGAGGGACGTAACGCTGGGTCTAGATGGTTCGCTGCGATTGTGAAGCGCCGTAACAAGGGCGTTAAGGATGCGTATGTGGTGATGCCGTTGTGGTTGTGGACTGAGCTAATAGACCAATGAAGATAGGTTCGTTCTGTTCAGGTTACGGAGGGTTAGACCTCGCAGTAGAACAGTTCTACGGTGCTAAGACCTCATGGTTCTCAGAAATATATAAGCCAGCCATAGATTTAATGTCTTCCCATTTCGGAGCTAAACCTTTCACAGACGTAACCAAAACTAACCCGCATGACTACGATGAAGTAGACATTGTGACTGCCGGGTTCCCGTGCCAACCATTTAGTACAGCCGGGTACCGTAAAGGATTAGAAGATGACCGAGCAATCTTTGAGTATATCGGGGACGCCATTAGGATTCTTCGACCCGGAACAGTTGTGTTGGAGAATGTCTCAGGCATCCTTACTCTCGGAGGAACCTCCGTCGTTGCAACACTTACCGAAATGGGGTATGACTCGCGCTGGGGAATTGTCCGAGCTTCCGATGTCGGAGCGCCACATCAAAGAGCTAGATGGTTTTGTGTTGCTACCGACACCAGTAGTGAACGACATGGGGGACGACAAGACTGTGGAGTGGTGGGAGAATTGGATAATGGAGAAGCGGGAGCAGCACAACAACGGCAACGGTCACGGGAAGAGTTTGTCTATAGAGGTTCGTCTGTTGCCAACACCACGGGCACAGAACGGAGAAGCACGCAACATGAACATTTGGGAACGTCCACTAGACCAACCACAGAATCTAGAGAATGCGTTAGCGAGACTTCCTGGGGACAATACCGATCAGCCATCACCAGATGGGAAAATACATTGGGAAGAACAGCGCCTAAACCTGTAGACGAAGGCAAACTAAACCCCTGGTTCGTTGAATGGATGATGGGCCTACCCCACGGATGGGTATGCAACTCAGGGATGAAACGTAACATCCTATTAAAACTATTAGGCAACGGAGTCGTACCACAACAAGGACATCACGCTATCAAAGTGTTAACGCAATGAGCGAAACGCCGTGGTGGTACCAGAAAGCTGCGTGCCGAGGCATACCAGCCGGAGACATCAAACCTTCGTTCTGTAACCAACACTGCACAGTTAAACGAGACTGCTTAGCGTACGCACTCTGTGTAGGCGACTGGTTCAACCACTTCTACATGCCGTCGTTAACATGGGGCGGCCATTCAGCCTACGAAAGAGGGAACGTAATGAAAGAATGCGAATTTAGACCTGCCGCAGCAATCAAAATCTTGGGCAAAGGTGACTGACAAGTTCATCACTGACGTAGAAGCGGAAGAAACCACTAAACAATATTGGGATCAAGCGCACCCTAAGCCAATGGGGTCAGTGAAAATGGTGCAGGCAATCGTTAAGCGTGCTCTAATAGCCGGGTACTCTGAGCTGGCTATCATAGATGCTTTAAACAAGTGTAAAGCTTTCACTGTTAACGCAGTCGAATACCAGTTACGTGTATCGTATGTGGCTCCTGAGCCAGAGAAAGTTCAACCGAAAACTGTGGAATGGGTAGAAAATAGTGACGGAACTGTTACTCGTATGGTATCATAAAAATGTAGCGCCTTTTCGTAGTGGTTTGGGCGCTCCCCTCAGCTAAGTTTGTTTCTTTTCTTAGTTGGGGGTATTTCTTTCTAGCTCAGGTACCAACACCGCTTGGGCTAGAAACCTTTTTACCCACACATTTATGTAAAGCAATGACCAGAATCGCAAGTATCAGGTTCATCAAAATCAAAACGCTGTTGGTCATCTAAATCTCTTAACGATCCTTTACGCCAAAGATGCACACTAGTCCCAAACCTTTTTTGGGTTCGTGCGCTTAAAGTATCTTCTAACTCTAATGCTCTATCAAATAATACTGGCTGCTCTTCCCGCAAATCTCGCCAATACTCTGTTGAATGGTACGGACAATAGAAACAAGCAGAACGAGGAGCTTTCTCTAAACCCGCTTCTTTAACAATACGATGACAATCGTCTCTTCGTAACAACAAGTCTAGTAAAGGAAACTCTAATGTTTCGTGAGGGATAGTGCTAGGTTTAGCTCTTTGTATTTCGTCTACGCTAATCCCCATGCCGACATGAGCCGGGTTATCTTTAGTAGCACCAAGACGTTTCAACTCTTTAGCTATCGTATGAATTTTCCAATCTACAGTGCATTGTCGTTGCCAAGGTTTCCCAGAATCTAAATACACAGGTATCGGAATTGCTGATGGCAACCGGTCAATGTTCTCAAGAATTGAATATTGTGATCCGTCTTTCCACGTTTTTTTTATACACAAAATTTCTAACCCATGTTCCGTCGCAAAAGGTTTATGGACGTTCTCTAAATACTCGTACGTTTCTGGGTGTTCGTCCCCTGTATCAGCAAAAATAAAAGTTTTATAATCAATTTTGCCTTGAGCTGCAAGCACCAAAGCAGCAGTAGATTGAACTCCACCCCCGAATGAAAATACTCTCATGGCACTAGGTTAGGGGACGTAGCGTCAGACTTCACACGCTTACGACAATACGCCTTACATTTCTTGCATTGAAACTGGGCGTACTGAGCAACCTTCGTAGACCGATACCCCCGACGCATCAAATCAGCATGACCACAAGTCGGACAAGAATCAGGGCGACCATCAAACAACGCAAGATTCGGATGAGTTGTCATCCACGGACGCAACCTGTAATAAAGATCTGCAAGTAAGTCAACGTCCTGGCGAGCGTACTTCTTCATCGTGTTCCACGCCTTCTCATCACCATTCATGCACCCCTCCCACAAAGGAAACCCGCCAGTTGTTACTTTGTTGCCCAAACTCAGATGCGTACCCAAGTTGTCAAGCTTGTTGCTGTTGAACCTGAAGTACCGTTTAGAAGCCTTCAACGTATCTATCTGATGCACCGGCGTAGGTGGCCCCATGTCATGCACAATGAACCGGGCGTTAGCTTTCTTCATGTCGAACTTGTCGCCGTTGTGAGCTACCACAACATCAGCTTCGTCAAACAAATCCCATAAGGCTTGCACAACTTCCCGATCGTCCTCTGGGTCTTCCGTATACAAGTCAAAGTCAGGGAGGGCAATTACTTTAGCTGCTTTCTGCCCTTCCCACTTGTAGGAGAAGCACATGATGTACCACTCCCGGTATTGCTGCACCACGTTCTGTTCATACTGCCCCCACACGTATGCGAGGTTAGGTGCAGTTTCTATATCGTAGAATAGGACCTTAGCCATTGAAGCTCCCTAACTAGGTACAGTAAGTAACCTCACTACAAGGGTACCCTCCCACCAGTCCCCATTGTCGGATAGGCGGTTCGGTTGCATTGAAATTCTCTCTATAGTAACCTTCTCGGCCCGTGTCCCCTCAATGTAATCAACCGTGATACCTGTCTCCATAACGTTCCTGAGAGACGTGAAGATCGTGGCAGAGTCAAACGTTGCTGCGGCTCCAGCGTTACGAGAAGTCAACACCTGACGTTGCATAATGATTGGTGCAACAATCTCATCAACTCTGCTAGGTGTGACGATACAACTTGTTAACCAGTCTTGAATGATCGGAGCTACTGTTGTGTCTACGCTGTCCCGGTTGATTGTTAACACGAACTTGTATGACACAGAGGATTGTGTAACGAAGTTGAAAGGCAGAGGGTCTTGCGTAGTTAACGGCCCCACCGTGTCAAGAACGTTATTATCGTTTGTTGCTGAGAAAAACACTGAACCAGGCATCACAGAAGTAGGGTTACCACGGTACTCTAAAGCAGCGTCCTGATATGTTGTTGACGCCTGATTGTATTTCGTGTCGCCGAACAGGTACTGAGACCTATCTTGGCGTACCGTCACCGAACGTAGAAGCTTAGGTGCAACAGTTGACCACGACACTTCACCAATGTTGAGTGTCCCTGTAGCAACTTTGACGCCGGTCCCCGACTCGCCGTAAACCCCGTCACCAACAGCACCGAAATATGTTTTACCTAAGAAACGCGCAACCGAAGTAACATTACCTGACCCCGTTGTAGACACCAGATCTGGTGCCCAGGCAGGAACTAACGTAGAAGTAAACACAGCAAGGTTAGCTCTGTAAATCTTCCCGTCGCTTCCGCCCCACCACACGAACTTAGAATCAATCTCCAACGCATACGCAGCGCCGCCTTCTTCAATCACTGGACCGATAGTCACAGCGTTAGATTGTGTGTCGATAAGAGCAGTACGTAACCCGGCGGTAGTAGCTATCAATAGTATCTCACCGTACGCAAGGATCTTGTTGATCTCCTCACCGTGAGGTAACTGCCCACCAACTATAGGTGTTTGTAAAGTGCCGTCAGTAGCTGACACATTGATATGATATACCGACCCGGTGTTATCTGTGTTCGCCGCAGCGAAGATACCTGACGGGCCGCCGCTAACAGACACCCATGTAGTCGCAGCCAACGGAGCAGTGTAATCTAAAGAACTGCCAAGCTTCACACCGTTAGCGTCCAACTCAAAAATGTTTGCACCCAATGCACCGATGAGCCGACCCGCAGCCACCTGCAACACGTCTGCCGATTGGGTACCAGAAGTAGGCCAGCTACCGTCAATAGCTGCTGTCCCTAATGTAGCTTTAGCTATAGCAGCAGCAGAACCGAAAGCGAAGTACACGTTCGTGCCGTCTGAAGTCATGTCTTTAACGTCGTTACCTGCGCGAGGAACAAACGGAGTCCACGTCGGGGCGGCAGGCACAAGGTTTGTAGAGAAAACTGCGTTAGCTCCGTGAGCCGCATACACGTAAACACCCATACGTTGGATATCTAAATTCGTTTCGACAGCGTTCAGTTTCTCTTCAGTAATCGGAAGAAGAGTGATTTGACCCTTCGTCCAAATATCAACACCAGAAGAAGTATTAAATCTACGGCGGTCGCTGTCACTAATATCGAAACTGTTTTGCCCAGCACCATACGACCAATCTGTTTGAGAACGTGTCCACGCACCAGACGTGTCTAAAGCGTTCTCTCCAGGCTCAGCACTATTATCGCGCTGTTCACGCAAAGCTGGCACAGTCGTCCGTGAGTACTGCCTAGTGTCAACTAGGTAAGATATCCCATTCAGTTCGACTGGCAGGCTTTGAGAGTTAGGCATCAGAGTACCCGCTCCATTGCGATGTAGGTCTTACAGCAGAGTTACGGCTCCACATTTGTGGGTAGCGGGCAATCAAACGAGCGGACTCTGCTTGCACTCTAGCTCGACGGCGACCCATCAAATCACGGAACGACGCAGAAATAGCGCCAGCAGGTACTTCTTCAGCAAGACGTGAAGTCCCTTCAGCATCCAAAAACTCTCGACGTATAGGAGTAGTAGTCATCAACGCCATACCTGCACCCAACGGAGGCAAATCGTAAGCCGTACTATCCAACCCTACAGTAGAAAGAAGCGTGCTGCCATCGACGATAGGAGTCAACGGGGACTTGTACATGACCGTAACTTTCTGACCAGGCCACACACCAGTATAAAGAATCAAAGCTAACCCGCTAGGGAACGTCGTAGTGTCACGGTTACGACGCAAAGTCCAGGAAAGAACTTGAGGTTCTGTAGCTTCAGAACCCACATCAGCGTAAGTGACCATGTAGATAGAGTTAATTTCGGCAGAACTCAACCCAGCCAAATTGTATCCATCAACCCCACCGTCGTAAGTGAAGCTAGTAGTTTTCATTTGGAACAAACCGTTATCAGGAGAACTCAAATCTGACAGATCGTCGTTAATACTATTGATGATACGGTAGGTAGGGAACTTCGGTGAGACCCTAATAAAATCCCCTATAGCGTGAGTAGTGGCAGCCGAACCAGCGTAAGCCCGGAACACGTTGATTGTGTTACCAGCTACAGAAGTGCAGTAAAACATTTCCGTACCGATCTCAAACACCACACCCTTAGCTATGCTGCTAGACGTTCCCTGGATCGTTAACGTTTGCACAGTCGTGTCAGTGACAGCAGCAGTCAACACGTCTAGTTCTTCCACGTAGCTAGATAAAAGCATGTCTCGTGTAGAGTCAATCCACACCTGAGCGGTAGTCATCCTAAGTGCTCCTGTAAAGTCTTCTCCCCTTGCTTACGAGTTTCGTGAGATAAAGTATGTCCTGCGTTAACTTCCCATTTAGTACCGGCACGGGCCTCAAGTTTCGCTGAACCGTTAATACTAGGAGGCTGTAACCCTTCTTTCCTTAACCGTTTGTACGCAGCCATGTCAACATCTTTAGCAGCGTCGTTAGCTTTAGTCTTAGCCAAATCAATGTTAGATCTGGTAGGCATAACCGACGGAGCTATCTGCACATTGCCATAATATTTGTTTAGTTCCCCACCACAACTCTCACAAGCTTCGCTGTAAGTGTCTTGCATCTTGTGCTTAACATCCCAAATGGTGTAACACTGGACGCATCGGTATGAGTACATTGGCATTAGACTGGCTCCCCTATATTGAACTGATAACCGGCGGCTATAAGAATGTCTTGCTCGGTGGCTGTCAAATCGTTTGGGCTAGCATGACCGCCGTAAATGACTCTAGTGACAGTGCTGAAATCTGCTGGCATAAACGTTTGTACCGAAGCGTTGTTCACAATTATTAGGTTAATGCCTCTAGCGGTAGGCTTGTAGTGTTGACGTAAAGCGAACGCAGCTTTGCTGGCGTCTTGAGGGCGCAGTACCGGAGGTAAAGTATTGCTTTGAGGAACAGTTAAGATACGATGCAGCAGCACATCCGGCGTGGAAACTACCGCTTTGATTGTGCCAGCAGTGATACTGAAATCTCCGCTAACGTCCGCAGGAGCAGGCACACCAACAGTAGCCGCTATAGTATCAGGATAAACAATGGCTTCTTGCGTAGATCCCATGACCGTAGTGACAGGGATAGTCGCAACGTTCAGAACGTTACCTGCTACAAGACTCGGAGGAGTCATAGCTACAGGAATGTTCATGCCCTCAATCAGGGCAATGTAGTTAGCGTCAACGTTAATGTTTGTAGCTACACCCGCAACGACATTGACCGTAGCGGCAAGCACGTCTATAGGTTTGCCTGCCACAGCAGAGAACGCTGTAGTCACAGCCAACGTAGCTGGGAAAGCTTTAACTACATAAGTGTTATCGTTAGAAGCTGGCTCACGATACAGGAAACTATTCCGGTATGCTGTCCCAGACTTACGGTAAGGGAACTCGAACAGCGTAGGAGTACCACAAACTACGTTAATAACACCTACGTTTAGAGTCGCGTCAGACCTGTTATAAACAAAGTCAGATTCTCTATAAGCAATTCCCGACTGCCGATAACTCATAAGATCCCATCCCGCTAGGGGTTAACCCTTACCAATAGAAGCAGTTTCAGGATCTCCCACTTTAGATGCAGCAACAGCTTTGCCTACACAGATGATAGCAGCTACGCCAGCTACCTTCAAAGAATCAATAAGGCTAGGACCTGGGATAGCCATAGCTGCCCCAAGCGCTTGAACAAATGTTGATATAGCTCGCTCTGAAATGTCTTTAATAAAACGTGGGTTGAACAATTTTTTTAGTCCTTCTCATTTTCATTGCAGCCCAAGTAGCTGGACCAACTATGCCATCTGCAAGCAGACCATGTGCCCGCTGCCACCTAATCACTTTCGCTCTGGTGCCTCTCCCAAAAATACCATCTCTGCTGGCACCCACGCAGGTTTGCACAAACTTTACTGCCGATGAACGTGAACCTTTCTTCAGCACCCCAGGGAAAGGAATCATCTCTCCCTCTTCCTCAGGTGGTGGAGAACTATCCACAAGTTTCCCCACAGTGTGCGTATCGACAAGATGTCGGAACGCTTTCATGTTAAACACTGGATCTATTTTACGTGTCGTGTATTCTTTGTGCCCTAAGATTCTGCTTAATGGGTTCCAGCCGTGCCCATCGCAAAGAAACGCACAGAAGCGCGCTAAGGCGTCCATCTGTACGTCAGGTACATCCTCACCTAAGCCGTCGTTAATGATCGCTACGCCGTACAGGGACGAGTTGAAGCTGCTTTTGCCCGCGACTGTAGACTCAACAACTTTCCTGTCGTGTTTCAGTCTGTCCATTACTTTACGGCTGCCACGTCCAGCGTGATTAGCTTTAAACTTGTCTGACAGACAGACGATAGTTCCGTCACGTTTAACCATATAATTATATAGCGGCCCTGGGACTTTGTTCACGCCACGTATACACATGTCGATTACGTCATCTGGGTCTGCTTTATGGTTAGATGCTGTGTGGTGCACGACGATACCGACGGGCGACATGGGTCGTCCGCTGGTTACTTTTTTTGGTGCGTCAACAATATCCATTAGCCGACTAGCGCCGCTATCTCAGAATCAGTCAAACCAAGCGCTTTAAGTTTGGCTTTCCCTGCTGCTGCGTCTATTGCTGCTTGTGTAGCTGCCGCTTCTTTAGCAGTATCTTCTTCTTCCCAACGTGTTTTACTAGCAGCATATTGGGCTTCTTCTTCATCTGTTAAATTACGGACAGTTTCTTCACCTGTTGTCGCATTCACAGTTACGATTGTGTTAGCCATTGTTTCTCCTACACATATTTGATTCCATAAACACTCATTGTGCAACCATTTTCGATGGAGTAAACGACAGTCCATTTCACGGAAGTTACGGCTTGCGCTGAACTTGGCTCAAACAATCCAGCCGAGTAGGCAACTTCGCCTGCTGTCGTAGAGTCCCAACTAGTGCACCACCAGTTAACTGGATGGGCTGTCGTACTTGCGTAGTCGGGAACATATAAACGTACCCACCCACTCATATCAGATCCTGTGCCAGGACCGTGAGAATAGTTTATGTCAAAGTCCGATTGACTATTGTCTATACCGGTACGCATACTAGTTCCGTTTTTGCCAAGCCTTGTCCAGGAATAGTTACTGCTAGTTACCCCATTAAAAGTAATTTTTCCTGAACTAGCACCATTAGACGTGCCCGTTTTAGACATGACAATAACTTCAATATCCTGATATGTTGCCGGGATTGATGTAACTTCAAGAAACATCGGGTTGCCTGAGGCAGTCGCAGTCGCAATGTGCTCGTAAGTAGGGGCCATTACGAAGTCGTCCTTCCGTAAAGATTAAATTCAGTGTCTGCGTCCCATCCACCTTGTGAACAAATGAACTGAATCCTCGTCAAGTCTGCTGTTTCATCTGCTGAGTACCAACCTGTGTAAAACTGGTTTTGGCTTGTGGAAGCTGTATCTGAATAACTTGCGAGAGAGTACCAACCCAAGTTTCCGGGTTGGTCACCACGGTAAGCAAAGATTTCTAAATAAACCGGCGCATAGACGTAGCCGACATTCATGCTGTCAGTTGGGCCACGACCAAAATGTGCTTCGTTGTTTGAAAAGTTGTAAACGGAATTACTGTTAGTATCTCTAAGCCCACCGTACATCGTGTTGTAAACAGAAGTTGTATTGCCATTGAAAAACATATAGCAATCAGCAACCGTCGTGCCGGTGACACTCATAACTCCTGTAATCATCAAGCTGTTATAGGTATTGGGAATATTGTTTATTTCTAAAAACGAACCAGATGGGGTTCCAGTTGAAGCTATGTATTCAAGCATTTAACCATCTCCTTTTAGGCCGCTAACCCGAACAGCGTAATAGTTGAACCTGTTGACAGGTTGTAGCCAGAAGCTTCGACGAGGTTGATCTGCGTGGTAGCTGCCACACCATCAAATAGCCCGCCCTGTTGAATCGTCAATGGGCTGGCGTTGGTGCCAGTGGTTTGATCTGATTGCCCGATCCAAAGCAGAACGGGAGAAACCATGTTGGTACTCGTGTATGCCGGGAAGTCAATGCAAGCCGTGTAAGGGTGATTATTTATTGGGACTATACCCATGTAAACACCAGACAGACCAGTTTGAGCGGAAGCAGAGTAGTTAGCGTTAGTTGCAATCATCTGCGCAACCCGGTAATAGCTAGTTCCATTGTTATTGACTCTGATGATTGGTCGATACTGAGTGCTCGTATCTCTCGCCTGTATGACAATGCGAAGTGTTTTGTAGGTTGTCGGCAAGCTAGTAAACGAATAATTAGCGGTTGACCCGTCACCTGTAACACCAGTGATGTACTCAAACGCTGACTGTGCCGGTTGAGGCCAGATCGAATCCCGTGAAGATTCAGCCACCTCACCCAAAGACCACACACCAGAAGCCACCGAACTAGTCGGCACATTTTGGGGGCCTACAACAGACCCATTCTCACCATAACCAACCATCACTCACCCTCTTCTAGTTCTTGCCAAGTTTGTGTGTCTTCGTCCCAATAGAAATCACCATCGGGGCGTGGTGTTGGTGGTTGCCAGTCGTGGTTGCCGTCTAAGGTCCATGACTCAAAAGGTTGAGGCGCTATAAATACGTCGGATGTTTCGTCGTAGCTAAAACCGATCCCGGCGTATTGCTTACGGATGTTGTTGTTATAAGAAGTTTGAATCCAAGTCCCACCCAAACCTAAATCCTGAGCCAAAAACTCTTGGCCTCGGTGTTCGTCGTCGTTGCTGACAACTAAGACCCTTATCACTTTGTTGTCGCTGTCTATTTCCGCAAAATGTGCCATTAATAAATGCTCCTAGAGGGGGTACCGAATAATCACAATTCCCGATCCGCCTTTTGCTCCGGTTTGTCCAGAGAATATAAATTCATAGATTCCGCCTCCGCCGCCGCCAGTGTTTGCGTCACCGTTTGTCTGTGAGGGGTTATCGTTGTAATAGCCATTACCGCCGCCACCTGTACCACCGACTCCGTTTCCATTTGTTCCGAAACCTGAGGTGTTCGAATTGCTTGATCCTCCGCCGCCTCCGGCGTACGTTGTCCCGAGACTTTTCCAATTAATGCCGTTTCCGCCGGGGCCAGCGGTGTATCCGCTGCCGTTAGTACCTGCTGCAAATGCACCTCCTCCGCCGCCCGCCGAATCGCTTCCGCCATCGCCGCCGTCGTTACCTTGTCCGGCGGGTGTAGCGCTTCCGCCTGTTTGGTTTTTTGTGGCTCCGCCCGCTGATCCACCAGCTAAATTCGCCGGGTTAGTTTGAGAACCGGCACCGCCGCCGCCGCCGCCGTTTGAGGTAGTCGCAAGCGTGCTAACTGTTGAATCTGTCCCGGCTATACCGCCACCGTTTGCGGTACCACCATTACCGCCGCCGCCGATTGTTACGGTGTAACTTGCGGCCGTTATAGTTTGTGCGTCAATTTGCAGCATTCCTCCTGCTCCGCCACCAGCTCCCGGAGCGTGGAAGTTTTGACCGCCTCCGCCGCCGCCACCACCGGAAATGCACATAATGTCTACGTCACTGCCACCACTAGAGACGACGAAATTGCCTGAAGCTGTGAACGTGTGGTACCGATATCCGCCAGCATCTGTAACGGTGCCGCCTGTAGCTACTGGATAGTAAACAGGTTGAGGCCATGTACTAGCCCCCTGATTCTCTGCGGCCTCTTGAAGAGTCCACACCCCAGACGCAGACGACGAAGTAGGAGCCACCTCCGGCCCAATCCTACTCCACGTTCTACCCGCTGTTATACCTGTCACAGATCAGGTAATTTCTAATACAGAAACTGACAGTTCTATAAGGGAACTAGCTGTAGACTTGACTTGCAAATAATCCCCACTCTCAAGCACAAGCTTGCCAGCGATAAGACCAACAGCAGCTTTCTCAGGAACCGACAAAGCTTTAACCAAGTCAGTCTTAACTGTACCAGACGCATCATACCAGCAAAGATCTACAGCTTGAGCGCCACTAGCCACGTTAGTAGCTTGCGCCAACAACACAATAGCTATGTCAGTCGCTGCTCCAGAAGGAGCAGTGTAAACAGTTGCCAAAGTATTAGTAGCCGCAGCCCGTGCGTTTTTGAATGTATTAGCCATATTCTATACTCCTATGACAAAGCTAAAATTAGAGGAATCGGATCTGTATCAACCGCCGCCCAAGCAGTAGTACCCGCCGCCGAAACAGTAAGCACATGACCTATCGTCGTCGGAGTTGAAGCACTAATCCCCATTTTCGTTTGCAAAGCAATCAAAGCAGTTGAATGATTTGTGTGAACCTCATCATGCAAAAACCCTGCCGCATCCAACTCTGTAGTAGCAAGAGGTGAAGGTTGCTGAGTCGCTGTATCTAAAGCTCCCGGAAAATTACTAGCCATACCGATACTCCTACGGTGTCGTATCTAAAGTAAAGACGCCAGACGCATTCCAAACAATCTGGAACGTACCCGACGTAGTGGAAAAGTTCCCACCAAAATCAACATAAGCGATCAAAGGATCGTTAGCTTCGCTCGTATTATAAATAACCGCAGCAGCAGCATTAGTGATCGTAGAACCAGTCCACGTCACATCCCCCGCATCCCACGTAATCGTACCCCCACTGATAGCGAACGTCACACCAGTGAGAGCTTCACCGCCAGCAGTGTAACCCGCACCTGAAACCTCGTTACTCACATCAGCAAACACTGAATCAGTATCAAAGTTAGGGGTGTAAGACGAAGTGACAAGCATACACTTGAAACGGCCTGCGGTTGTATCATCAAAATCTATTTGGAAATTCGTAACCTGCGTCAAATTATTCTTAAACGGCAAGGCATAAAGGCCACTAGCCACGGTTAACTCCTCCGGTACCTGTAATCGGCTTAGGTCGGATAGTCACATTCCCTGATCCGGCCATTATCGTTTCCCTCTTTTTCTAGTATTAGTAACTTTCTTCCCAGTTCTTTTGGCTTGCGCCGCAGCAGCTTTCCTACCACTAGGGGTATAGCTGTAATGTTTATTACCGACTTTAGGCATATCAACCTCCGCTTAACAAGATACTAACAAAGAATAGGGGGGGGATGGAAGGGCCAGGGGAAAGGGGGAACCCTGACCCTCCCAAACCGCAGCTACTAGGCGAGGCTAGAAGCAGATTCTACACGCTGTAAACATGCCTGACGGAAGATTCCGTAACCAACAAGGTGGTACCAGCCGACAGTCATGAAACGACGCAGGTTATCAGTTACAGGTCCATAAACTACTGAAGGTAGCTCACCGAAACCTGGTGCCCGTGAGAATGCTTTAGCGAGAGCCTGACGGCCTGCTATAACAGTGTCATACACGTTGATACCGGCAGCACCGGCACCGGCCTGGATGTTAGCGCGAGGGTTCTCGATGAACTCCACACCACCCCATGTGCCGATAGAACCGTTACGGACAGCAGCGCCATCTTGACGGATCTGGTAAGCGATAACATCAGTTACGGCTGCTGCGCTACGAAGATCGAAAGCGACATCAGGGTGAATCATGCCAACATAGTTACCGTTCTCGAAACCTGGTGCTGAAGCTGTACGAAGTTTCGCTGCCGCAGTACGAGTTTGATTAGGGGTAATTATGTCAGTAGCAATAATGTTGACAGTACCGGCACGACCGGCAGGCAGAATTTCGTTTGTTCCACCTGAAGCAATACCCGCTACAATAGTGTCGATAGAATCAACCATGTTGTAACCGATAATGTTCGCTGCGTCTGCGTCAACGTTCAAGAAAGAAGTTCCGCGCAGTTTAGCGGTTGTTGTCACAGCGTTACCATATTCAGCCAACGCTACGGTAACTACCGTATCTGTCAACTGGATAGCTGCAACGTCTGTTGCTTGCGCTAACGCTGCTGTAGCGGTAGCCATGTTGTCATAAATGTCGAATGTTACAGACGCACCATTGTGGGTTTGCGCTGTAGATCGAACATCTGCGATCATTTCGTAAAGAGGGTTGGATCGTAATGCGAAGTAAGCGAGTTGCTCAAACGCTCCGGTAGAAGAATCTACCTGTCCAGTACCCGTAAATCCTACGGCCATTATGAAGTCCTTAAAGAGAGAGGGACTCCGCTTTAATGACTAAATCAGGTTGTTGCGCCCCACAAATAACCGTTTGCTTCCATCAAAGTTCTTAATTCCTCTGGGGATTTAGTAGCTTTAATTTGTGCGTCTAGGTCAGGGTTGCTAACCGGATCTCCGCCTTCGCCAGCCAAAGCAATCCTTTGCTCTGCCGCTAGCTCTGCGTCTTGCCGAGAGTCACTAGGAGAAGCATTACTGCCAAGAAACCCTGCTGCTGTAGCTTCCGCTGCAATAGCTTGGGGATCAAGTTCTCCTTCGTATCCTTTAACAAAATAGCTAACCTTAGCATCATCAGGATCTAATCCTGCTGATCGGAAAGCGTCACGCCTCTTGTAAGAAGCGAGTTCTGCCTCAGCGCTGGTTGCTCGACCTTCGAGTTCCCTACGCCAATTCGGTTTCGATTCGGTTTGGACATCAGCTTCTGATTCGTCAATATCGACGGAGTTGCTGTTTGCCATTTGTCGCTCACCTGTCCTGTACGCATCAAAGCGGTGGTACTTTGATGGAGGTTTGTTGGTAGCTCTCCCATACGGGGCCAATCAACAATGTTTACTATACAAACATTTACTGCTAAATGCAAGGATTATGTTGCTTCACCTAAACTAGTTACGCCTCCGGCTGTAGTTAACGCACCAGAACGACCAGTAAACCCAGTAGTACGCTCTTCGCGACGACGACGCATCCTAGTAGCAGACTCAACATCTAACCCAAACTCAGCTTCAGCAATAGTAGAAGCAGTCAAAGCTTCTTCCTCACCTAACAACTGATCGGTCAAACCAACACGTTGACCTAACCGTTGCTGAATTTCACGACGTTGAATATTTTCTGCTTGTAAAGCTTCCGCAGTGCCAACAGTTAAATCTTGTCCGATAGTTTGCCGTGAAGCAGCAGCTAACCCAGCCGACTCCATACGGCGTCTATCTTCAAAAATAGTTTCTGCTCTAGTCGGATCAAGGTAATACGCAGTAAGATCTCCCTCACTGATATCGTAAAACTCGTTTAATAAACGTCGTGTTTCTGTGCTTGCACTATCTCGCGCAACTTCAGCTAACGTTACTCGTTCTTGAAATTCTTGAGGGGAAACATCACCAGCGATTAATTGATCAAAATCTTCAGGAGCATCATGGAAAGTAGCGGGCAGTTTTGCTGCTTGCATTATGGTACGAAAATTTCTTTCTAAATTTAAATAATCTGCTTCGCTGACAGCAGGCAAATTTAATTTCCGGCGTTGCGCCATAGCAGGGAAACGTGCCCTATACGCATCAGTATCTCTAATTTGCATAGCTATAGCTGTGCCGCTTTCCCCACCCACTAACGCATTGTTCAACGTTGTAGCTAAACTCGCAGGTAAACCGTACAAAGCTAATGTGTCTGCGATAATAGCTTTAGAACCTTTAATGTCGTTTTCAAGCAAAGCAGTTTTATCAAACAGTTTTTGATTTGATTCACTTAAAGTAGTTCTAAGCGTATTTGTAGTAGCTTTAAGCGTATTTGCATTGGCAATGCTAGCATCTAATAGCCCTTGTAGTCTTTCTATTTCATCAGCATCAGCACCAGCAGGAGGAACAATACCACCAGCAGGATCATCACCGGTACCAGCAGGATCATCACCGGTACCAGCAGGATCATCACCGGTACCAGCAGGAGAAACAGTACTTACAGAAGAATCAGCTAATTGTTTTGCCGCTATTGCCGCTGCCGCCGCTGCCGCTTCTTCTTGAGCTGCAACAACCGACCGAGTATACGACCGACCAACACCACCATCTCCAAGAGTAGGATCAATATTAACCATTAGCCTACCGCTCCAAACATTTTAGTAATCTGAGACACAGCATCATAAGCTTCATCCCTAGCATTATCCGTAAACTCCCACTCAGCCATACCCCGAACAGCCCTACCAAACTCGCTACTAGTCATAGGGCGTTGCAACCCATCACCTGAAACCTCACTACCCGCAAGTTTCGTAAACAACCCTGAATCATTCCCCATAAAATCTACAGGACGACCCAACAACTTTTCTGCCTGATTCTTGTAAGGAGAGAAATACATTCGAGGCGTATAACCCTGATCAATAACACTAGCCAAAGCAGGATTAGCGTTCTTAGCTTGCGTCCTAAAATTAGATTCCAAAATCTCTGTAGTAGTATTACCTAAATAAAGCTGCTCAGCCATATCATTCAAATCATTCGCCCCAATATCTAACATATATTTGCTGGCCTCATCAGACACCTGATAACGCAAATCATTAAAATAGCCTTGATCTACCTGAGCTAACTGAGCGTTATAAGTCTTAGTGAACTGTTCTTTAACTTCATAAGAATCCATCCCCAAACTTTTAGCGTTAAAAGCCAACTGCCAAATATCTTCTTCGCTTAAACCTAACTGCAACCTTTTAGCTTCACGTCGGATAACGTCCATCTCAACATCAATTAAATCTTTTTGTGCTTCAGTCGCCCCCGAAAAACTTCCACTAACCGCATCATCACCTAACTGCGATCCACCCAAAGCATTCCAGTCTTGCTCAAACTGTTTTAACGCTGCGCCTTTAGTATTAAACCATTTAGTCTGAGACATCAAAGAACGAATCTGCTCTAAGTTCGTTAACTGATTCTCAGTAATATAGGTGTAAGCGTTAACTTCACCACCGCCGCCAGACGGATCAGGAATCATCATGTCTTGACGATCAGAAAAATAGCCGACCGTACCAAAGTTCTCCATAATATATTTTTGAACTTCAGGAGACATTTGATCTAACTCAACAGGATCTTGTGCATCTACAGCTAAAAGAGCATCAACTTCAGCTTGACGATAACCGCCTTCAGATAAAGCAATAGCAGCTTCAGTAGCAGGCCCCATCAAACCGTCAACAACTAACGCAGGTAGCCCTCTAGCAGCACGTTCAATGTTTAAAGCAGTTTGTTGTTCTACAACCGCAGGGTCAGAAACTACTTCTACTGGGTCAACAGCACCTACTTGTCGAGATTGTACTAAACCTTTTTCTGCACCTGTTGGAGCGAAACGATCTCTTTCTCCTGCTTCTAAGGCAATGTCAACTTCTTCAGCAAATTCTAGTTCAGAAAGATCAGCACCTTCCCCAACAGGCGTTCGCAACAAATTACGAGGATTTCCTGCAACAACATCATAAGCGCGAGCATGACGATACTCATCACTATTTCTGTCTTGTTGTCTATCAAAATCTCCTGGTTTAGCAAGATTATCTAAACTTTTTACATATTTATCATTATTTAAAAGTTCAGAACTATTTTCAATAACACCTAATTGAGACTTAATAATTTTGGCGTACTCGTTATCTAAAGTAGCTTCATCATAATTATCTGAATTAGCATCTAACTGATTTAAACGACGAACAGAATTTTCTACAGTTACTAATTCATTAAACAAATTGCGAGAAGAAATACTTACTTCATCGACTTTTTCCTGAACTAATTTAATTTGATCAGGCAATTTACTAATAATATTTATCAAACCGTTATAAGTAGGGTTCTTCCCTTTAACATATTTTTTTAATGCAACACCTAAATCCCCATCTTTACCAATTAAAGATATTAAACGTTGTTTTTGTTCAGCAGCTAACTCAAACGAGCCTGGATCATAAGTAGCGCTACCGCCTAAATCTCCTGTAGATAAATTATTTAAACCACCACCTAAAGCATTTGATTCAGTTCTTCCCCCAGGAATTGCTTCATCTTGCTCAAAATTACTTTCGGCTAGAATCGTTAAACGTCTAATATCTTTTTGAGATATTTTAGTGCCTTCTCTTTTGCCTGAAGACAACGAGTTCATTTCATCTATAAATTTACTAACATTTTGATCTAAAAAAGCAATCGCATCTTTTGCGTTTTCAACATGGCTTTGGCCTTGGTCTAATACTTTGTCAAATAAATTTGTTTCATTTTTGTTGCTTGGCCCAAGACCTGTAATACCTTTTTCTGTTATGCGTGCTAACAAAGAACTTTCAAGACTAATCCCTGCTAACTTGGCGTAATCTTTAAGCAAAGCTTCAGATACATCGTCAAAAATATCTTCAAAATTTTGAACCATTACTTTAATCCTAACGCTTGCTTAATTAACGACGTAGTATTCGACATCTCAATACCCCTAGCCTGCCCTGGATCACCCATCTCCGCTTGACTACTCAAAATGCCTGCCCTATCCAAAGACTCATACATACCCCCAGCTCTTTGCGCTTGAGCATTCTCAATCTCAGCAGACCGCACAGCTTCAAAAGCAGCACGCCTTTCTTTGTCAGTAGGCTTACGCCCCAAAACAGAATTCCACGTCGCATCAACAGTACGATTAATAGAAGACGCTGGGCTAACAGCAAACGTCAATTTATCTTCTTTAATATATTTTTCTTTAGCTTCATCTAACAACTCTTGAGTAGGTCTATCCGAAAAACGTCCATCTAAAGTAGGGACACCCTCCATATCTTCAGCTAAACCCCACTGATACCGAGTAGAACCTTCTCTTGCAGCAGCACCTAAAGCATTTATAAAATTATCGGTATCTTCAAGATCTTCTTGAGATTCAATAACACCATAAAAGCCTTCAACCCATAAACCTTCTTGCAAAGCAGCAGTCTCTTCTAAAGACAAATCTCCTACATAAGTTTGAAGATCCGCCAACGTGAACACTGGCCCAAGAATTTCTCTTTGAAGATCCCGGTCTGGGCCACCTCCAGCCGCTGGCATATCTACATAAGTATCAGGCCGTTGCCCTATAACAAAATTAGTGCCCGACACTGGGACACTACTAGGAGCTATATTTTTTTGTCTTAATAATTGCTCAATACTTGTCATTATGTTTTAACCACCCATGAGTTACGTTCAATGTTGTCTGATTCAAGGTAACGATCAAACACTTTACTAAATTGAGGATTAACACGAAGACCAGTCCGAACCGCATCCCACAAATCTTCTAAATCCTGATTACTGCGACTTTTCAAAGAAGAGTTATCAACGTCTCCACTTTCTTTCCACCGACGATTAAGTTCTTCAGCAATCAAATCTCGTGTCTCTAAATACTCTTCAAGCTGAACTACATCAGGGCGATAAGCAAACGCTTCCGAATCAACAACTTCTCTAAACCCATCAATAACTTTTGCTGTTTTTAAAGGATCACGAGCAGAGTTATATTCAGACCACCACAAAGGATGTTCAGCCCTAATATCTGTTTTGCTAACTTCTAAAAGATTACGCAAATCGTTATTAGAATTAGCACGCAAACTTGCTGAACCGTTTAATTGGCCTCTCCGGTCTAACTCTTCATAAACTAAATTTCTTACTTCGCCCCATTTAACCCAACCAAGATTTTGTTGAGGTTGACGCAAAATTTCTTCAGGCGTAGCACGCTCACGTCGCCCTTCAGCTATCTCAGTTTTGTACACGGCGTAATTAAACTCAAACCCTACATCGTCAGGGCCTACTTTTCCGATAATAAAATCTTTCAACAAAGGATTTCTGTCTGCAAATTCTTGGTGCTGACGGTAATTCTTTTCGCCTTTCAAAGTTGCTGAAGCAACACCACGCACCATAGTACGACGAGCAGTTAACGCAAAGAACTCTTCTCCGTAGTCATTAATTAACCAGTCTGTGGCAAAATCAAAACCTTTTTCTTCTACTCTTTTACGATACCCTTCAATAGCTTCATGGTAAGGAGACTGCAAAGAAAACGATACAGGCATAGCTAAGCCCGCTAACGCTCGAACTTTTAACAAATCGTTAGTACGACGTTCAACTTCATCACTAAAATTATTTACTGTTCTTTCATCCATAATCTCATTCCCCGCTTCTGACCATTGAACAGCTAAATCCACAGCAACTTGCGCCAACATTTTTTGACGCTCAGCTGTATCAAAATAGCCACCTCTCATACGGCGCACAAACGTAGGTTCTATTTGTTGCGTCACACGATCTAACATGCTGGTACCTTCAGAAGCGCCATACGGAAGCATCCAATCTAAAGATTCTTGCAGTTCAGGATTTCGTATAATAGTTTCACTAGCTAACGCACTTACAACTGGCCCAAATCCAGGCGCACCAGCAGAAATCATAGACATAGAAAGAGGGTTAACTTTAAGACTAGTAAACCCAAGTTCTCCTAACTTTCCAAACACTCGTGTGCCTGCTATTTCAGCGCTTAAAAGACCTTCAGGTAATCTGTAAACAAAACGTTGGTTTCCTTCTTCGTCTTCGCCTTCCAAAGCTTTAAAGTAACGAATCCCTCTTGCAACAAACACAGGATTTTTGACAGCTAACCCTGACCAAGTAGTAAGAACTTCTTGCCATGCCCCATAGAAAGGCATAATAGTCCCAACCATTTCTTCAAACCGTCCACGATCAGCAAGATCGTAAAGAAGAGAACGAGTTTCTTTTACGCCTTGACGACGAGCAGCATCTTCAATTCGTTTTAAACGTTCGGGAGTTAAACTGTAAGTCCCATCAGGGTTACGGTAAGCTTGCGCTCTGCGCGAAACTTCTCGGCGATATACCCCAGCGAACACAGTGCTTCGAGAAAGATTATCTACAGTATCTGTACCGAACGCTTCCATCAAATTGTCAATACTTCCGGTAGCTTTCTTAAACACTCCGGCAGTTTCCATGCTTTCAATAATGGAAGAAGAAGCCGGAATTTTACCGAAGTCATTGTACATCCCGTTGTCTATATTTCTTATTTCGGTAATCCCATCAAAAACGTTACGTTCAGCTAAAGTTTTATCTAGTTGAGTGTGTTCTAAAATGCGAGGCTCAATATCATCTTTCCAAGAAATATCTTTGCCTTTAGCTAACTTTTGTCTAACAGGCTGAAAAATATCGTCTACGTCGCCTATTTGCACAGGAGGCAAAATGTTGTTTATTTCAGTTCTGGTGTCTTCAACCCATTTTAATTTATTGTCAGCATTACGCATATGGTCAGGCATCGCTGTTCTAAGTGGTTTAGCTGCGCTGCTATTTAACCAAGCTAAAATGTTGTCGTTGCTTTTATTATCCCAAAACATTCGAGTAAAATCTTGGAACTCACGCCCGTAATCTTCTCCTTCAGGTTTCCATTGTTTATTAACTGTGTCATTAAACCCGTTGTTAAAAACTTGTGAGTTTGGGTCGTTAACATAGTTATCGTATTTAATGTCAACTCGTGGTTGGATCTTAATTGCATCTTTAGATTGTTTATTTAAACTGTTAACTAACGCACGGTTACTGTTGTTAGAACTTAAAGATTGTTTATTTATCCCAACATCGTACGGAGTGTCACCAAACTCGTTAGCAAATTTGAAACCACCCATATAATACCCGCCTACACGGGCATCATTCATCAACTGACCAACACGATCAAAATTAACTAAAGCAGCAGAACGTTCACTTTCATCTACTTTTCCGTAAATGCGATCAAGTTCCCGTTGTTGCCTTTTTGTAGACTCACGAGTTTTATAAGAAGGACTAAGATCTCTTACCCTATATCCCCCTAATAATGTTTTAGATTGTATCTCTAAAAGATCAGCAGCGTTCCGCAAATCTTCTATTTGATCAGCAGATTCAGCAGCAGTTAAAGCATCAACAGGATCGTCCGCCCTGCGCCTAAGTTCTGCTATCTCATCACCTAACTGACCTTTAGCCACATCTCTTAATTGATACGCAAAGTTTTGACCTATTTCTTTTATAGCTAACTTTTGCATAGACTTTCTAGCATACAAATTGTACAAACCAGCAGCAGCTAAACCTGCTGGCCCCATAGCGAAATACCCGACAGCAGTAAAAGCGCCAGTACGATTTCTTATTCTTCGTTTACCGTACTCTTCTGAAATAGTATTTTTAACTAATTTAGTTACTGCTTTTTGAGAACCGTCTGCTACATCTACTAGATAACGTTCGTACAACTCACCTTTATCTAGTAAGTCCACATCCTTAACACCTTTGTCTTTTAAAGCAGTTCTCATTTTAGCTAACGAAGGTGTCATCACATCTTCACCATTACGTGCAAACCATTGAGCACGTAAATCGTTAAAACCTCTCATAGCCCCTTGCAACGTTTCGATCCCTCCTAGTAACGCAGCAGAACGAGCAAGTTCATCTGACAAAACTCGGATGGGCCAAGCAGGACGAAGAAGCACTGACTTTTTCCAAACAGACATAAGTTCCCCCAGTACTTCCTGGGAGTTGCCAGTTGCTTTCCTTAAACCACCTTGATCAAACAAATTAGCAATTAAATCATATCTAGGCACTAAAGAAGATTGTGCTAACTGTTGCGGAGTAAAATTATGTAATTGCCGTTGAACAGACTTAGCGCCTTCTTCCGCTATTGTAAAACTAATGCCAGCGTTGTTTCCGTAAATACGAGCATTAGCTGCTTGACTTCTTAAAGTTGTTTGAGCAGAACTTAAATCGCCTTTCATTTTTTGCAAAGCAAAATTCATTATCTGCAATTTTTCAGCGTCTTTATAACCTCTAAGAACATTATCGCCGTATAGATCTACAATACCTTTATTAAGTTTGTCTGTTGTTTCTTGAAATAATCTTTGTTTACTTTGCTGAGTAGTTTTTCTAGCCCATTGGCCCAACAACTCGTCAGGGTTTAACCCAACTTTGTCCATCAAATTTTGTTTACCTTCAACACCTTTATTTCCCCTACCAAACCGTTTAGTTGTAACTCTGCTTGCATCACGAATCATCTTTTCAAATTGTCCAAAAGATTGACTTGGGTCATCCCAATTCATAATTTGTTGAGGAACTTTTTCGCTAAAGACAGTTAATTTGCGACCAGTAAACGATGTTGCTGTCCCAAGAAAAGGCGTGTTAGACACAAACGTTTTTACGCCATACCCTAAATTCCCAACCATAGAAACACTTAAAGGTTTACTTAATGCGCCAATCCCATCGTCTATTGCCCCTGTTACCTGTAACATAATCTGATCAGCAGCAGCTTGAACCAAATAAGGATTCTCGTTTAAAACTGCTAACCGAGCGTTTTCAGAAGCTGTGTCTGCAACTTCGTCTGCTAACTTAGGCAAATCCCGAAGTTTTAATTCACGAATATTTAAAGCATCTACAAACGGAAGTTCGCTTGGCATTTCGTTAAGAGAATCAAGCAAATCTTTTTCTGCTACATCTAAATCATTTTGTTTAGTACTAATATCGTCTTTTAAACCTTGCAACGTTTGAGGGAAAGCGTCGTCAGAAAGATTATCTAATTGGTCAACAAGATCATCTATTTCTTTTTCTAACTCACTAACTCTAGTTAACGCCCCATCTGAATTCTCAGCAGATTTTACCCATTGGCTAGCTGTATCTTCAATAGAACGCAAAGCCGAATTATCTCCCATAGCTAAACGAGCAACTAAAGAACGATTCTCCCCCGTATAACGAGAAACAGCATAAGCTAACTCTTCTGTCATGCCAGGCACGTTTTTAAATTCTTTAAAGACTTGACCTGCTAACTGATCAACAAATCCAATGTCTTCACCACTCAAAGGTTTTTTGTTAGTAAGACGATCTGTTAACCCTTCGCTTATGTCATCAGCCATACCATCTATACGTTCTTGGAAACGTTGGAAACGTCTAGTCTTTACAAACTCGGCACCACCAGTAGCTAAATTTAAAGGATTGCGAAACGTTCGACCCGCATTAGCTACATCAACAAATCGCCCATTGCGAGCATACTTTGCGGCAAGCATTGCCGGTTTCCCTGCCCAAGCTAAAGGATCTAAAGCAATGTTAGCAAACAAATCAATGCTGCCTGACATCATATTAAACAAGCCAGTTTGTTTTGCTTCTAAAACTTCAGCTTCATCGTAAGGGTTATTTACTAAAGCAGCTAAAGTTAACGCTTGTCCAAGGCTACGAGTTTCTGCAATATCAAAAGCTTGTTTCCAAGTGTTACCATTAAAAATGGTTGACCAATCTCCACCTGAAGATAAAGCCCCGTCAAAAACTAAAACTCCTGCACTAAGCGGATCATCAACAACATTTTGATAAAGATAATCCATAGTGTCAAAAACAGGAGTAATAACACTTTTTATTTGTTGACGTTGTTGTTCCGGGATTGCACCAATAATAGTACCGCCAACACCTTCAGGACCAATAGCGCCTTGCATAGCGCCATCTTTCCCAAGGATGTTGTCATTCCAAGACCCCCATATAGTGTCAGCTATTCCGTCGCCTTCAAATTCGTCTTCGTCTGTTAAACCTTCTTGGATAATGTCAGTAACAAACTCAATAGATTTAGCTGTAGTTTGATACAAACCTTTACCAATTTTTTCTACAAAACCCCAACCCATTAGCTGTCCTGTTCTGGAACTAATTGTTGCATAGCCCGAACTATCTTTCGAGTAGAAGGAGAAGCCATAGGGGAAGAAGCAAGTTGCAACATTGCAGGTAAAATCCGAGCCACGTTAGTGCTTTTCTGTGGGATAGTTGCTACTGGCTGTGCATCCGACATACTCATAATTGGTTGTTGAGGTAACTGGCTAGGACGATTTAACGGACCATCACCGCCAGGAACCATTTTAGGTGCAGCCATTGGGCTAATAGCTTCTTCCATAGGAACCGCAGCTAACGCTTCTTCTTGAGCTTTAGCTTGACCATAACCTTGACCTGTAAATCCGCTTTCAGCCATGATGATGAACTTTCCATTCTTTAGGGTAACCGCACACAATGCAATCAGTAGAATCATTAGACAAAGGTTTAAACTGCATAATCTTAGATCCTTTACCTTTTCTTGGCATTACAGCGCACCAAGCAACGCACCAAGATCCCCACCTGCTTGGCCTGGGGGAGCAGCAACTGATCGACCTTCCGCACCCATCCCTGGCATAGCCAACCCAGGTTGAGCTTCCGGCGCAGCCGCATCAACTTGCTCAGCTTGACGCTCTTGCGCTTCTTTCTGAACCTGCTCAACAGCTTCAGCTAACTCTTTCTGATTGTTAGCAACAAGACTCATAATACGAGCAAGATCCGCTGGAGGAATAGAACCCTCCATAGCTTGCTGCTGAATAGACTGCAACAAAGCTTCTTCTAACTGCTCAGCAATAACCGCATCATGCTCAAACTCTGGATCTTCAACCAAAGGATCAATCGCCATAAACGAACGTTTAGACATAGTGCCCATACCGACACGCTGGCCGCCACCAATAACAAGATTATTAATATCGGCCCCAGCTTGACTGTAAGTAACAATGTTATCGTTAGTGTCAAAGTTTACGTTCGGAGTGTACTCTACAGAACCTTTAGCGTTTTTAGCCGTAATGTAAAATGTGTGAGATCTATTACCTGCATAAGCTTTAGCCATGTCAATAGCAATCTTGTTTTCTTCCTGCAAAGCACGGGACATAATCCGTTGAGCTTCTTGCACAGGGAAATCAACTGCCGCTGAAAGCACAGCATCACCACGGCGACCAGTCCTAATGTTGGTAGAAGACTCTCCACCAAACTCAGCCGGAATACCAGCCGTCAAACGTTGCGCCCGTTCCAACCGGTCAATCGCAGGGTTAGTCATATACCCAGGTTGCAAAGCCATATCTTTAAGATCGCCACCACGGATAACACCAACTTCGCCAGTTAACCCATCTGCTGGATTAACAATCTGCGGTGTCTCACCTGCTCGGCCAACAAGCCAGGTGTCAGGGAAAACTCCTTTTTGCACCGCTATTACTTCAAGCGCCATTAATCGAGCTTGCATCTGATACATGCCGAGGATGCCATCGAATTGGCCTTGCGCCCCATCCAATGAAATGCGCTGAGCGCACACCACAGGAGCTTGCCCTAAACGATTAGGGACACGTTCTAATTCTAAAACTATGTTATCGTCCATAGTAGACGACGTACCAAACAAACCGGTTTGCACCGGTCCACGCATAGCTATAAGAACAGTCTCTTCAGCGTCAACGTACTCAATCATTTCAATAGCTTGATCAGGCCCAGCGTCGCTGTTTGATTGAAACACCGAAGCCGCTTGAGGATACATTTGGTGCAAATATCCGAGAGGACGTTCATACGCAAAAATGCAATCTCTTGGACGCATATCTTCTACACCCAGCAATGTCGCAGGGTAAGCAGTCAACGGATCACGCAAATGCCATTCTGGGCATTGAGCAGTAGCGTTCCATCGCAAATGAGAAACAGTAGTAGCGTACCCAATCAGATACCTAGCACGTTTTGACATTTGCAAATCCATGCGACTGTTTTCCCACCAGCCAAATAAAGCTTTGCGTTTAATTTCAGAGTTATCGCGAGACCGTTTACGGGCAACATCCGCAGGAGGACAATAAATGTCAGGTCGAGTAGACGCTATTCTCATAGCAGTCTGATCTAAACCTTGAGCTAACAAGTTAGCTACTGCTGACTGCTCATCAGAATTTAATTCAGGTAGCGGAACTATAACATCTCCGTTATAGTAATCTCGAAGGTTACGCATCCGACCTTTTATTTGGTCAGTTGCTTGTGCCCTCGCACCGTAAATGGCGACTATCTCTGTAACTGTTTTCATCTAACAGACCTCGCATACGAATAGTCCCCTTCTACATCTTGCCCTGAAACCCACGACGGACGCCACTGTTTAGGCCCATCAATCTTAGGGACATACAATTTCTCTAAATTATGTTCCAAGAACCATTGTGCCATAACACAGTCATCTGTGCGAGAACCAGTACCTTCCGGGTTCCATCGAGTCACTTCATTTATCAACAAAAGCGAATGCGGACGGGCATCTGTGTTCTGTTTCCCTGGCAAACGTATACGACCTACCCGCCATAACGGAGCCAACATTTGGACACCATACTTAGGGTCTCCCTTATTTCTGGAATGTGTATAATGCGGAACAAGTTGCACACCTCGCATCGCAGCCCACCGTTTAAAATGGTCATATTGTAAAATAAATTTTTGTGCAGCGTTAGCTTCAATAATCCAATGAGTCAAAGGACGACCCATATCGTTAGTGATCTGCCACCAATCCTCAGCAACCCCAGTGAAC